CCTCCTATACGAAGATCATCAAGCGTCGTCTTCCAACAACGCTTCTTGGCCGTGTAGTAGGTCCCTCTTCAACCCCGGGTGAAAACCCTAGGAAGAAGAAGTCCCATCGGCGTAAAGTCGATGCCCAAACTGCCCTCTGGCAGGCAGTATGGGCCGGTTTCGTGGCCAGTGGTATTTCTCAACAGCATGGGTGCTGGGTGTTCAGGAGGTGGGTAACCGCCTCCAGTCCACGTGGGTCTGATTGGACTTCGGACAAGGTGAAGGCCTTGTGCGTGTCCCTCCGTAACGTTGCGCTTACGGGTTCCATGACAGATCCAGTGGATGAACTCCCGGCGGTCCTTCAGCGGTGGCTTCAACGACAAGCGTTGCGTGAGCCTAGGCGCATCCTGGCCTTCACCAGGTGTGCCCGGGCTCTTCCGCTCGCATCGCCCCGTCGCGTCGCTGAAGGGCTTCTCGCCCATGCCCGTAATATTTCCAAGCCCTATGCTTGTCCTGATGATGTCTGTCGGGACCTTGAAGAAAGCATAGTGGTAAGGTTTGGAAATAAGCTGAGAAAACGTACTTGGGTGCATGCACCTAGCAGCAAGAATGCGGTTGTAGGGGGCCCTGGGTCCAAAGGTGGGTATGACGGTTGGCTTCAGCAGCTTATTGTTGCTGGGTTTAACAGCTACCATGCAGAAAGGGTCGCATCGACGCCCTTTGACTGGCTGAACAGCGTTCCCTGGCTGTTCGAAGGTCCTGTTTTGGAAGCTAGCCGTTCTGGCCCCGCCTTCCCTGGGAAGGACTCCCTCGTCAACCGGCTGCTCAATATTGCGCGGATGCCTTTTCCGTCTACGGGACAAGTAGGTGAACTCATGCAAGGTTACGGAACCTTGTTGTCGATGAATGAGTTTTCCCGTTTGACGGACGGCAGTTGGGACCGTGGACTCGTCCACGAGGCCGCGCCGATATCTGAGCAGGGCTGCAAGGTGCGTGTGATTACCATCCCTCCTCCACCTGTGTTTACTGTGGGTGACATCTGCAGGAAGGCCGTGTTCCCTGTCCTTAGAAAGTTGGACAAACGGATTCGCTCCTTTGACAAGAGAGTCGATCCAAATGGGTTCGTAACCGGCATGCAGTGTCGTGCACGTGGTGATTGGCGCTGGATCAGCGCCGATTTGACTAAGGCAACCGATGGTTTCTCTCATGATGCAATTGAGGCCGTTGTTCGCGGTCTTGGCCGTGCGGGCTTGCCCAGCCTGTACACGGAAGCGATTTCCCAGTCCCTTGGCACTGGGCCGTCGAAGCATTACGTGAGATACCAAAGGAAGTCTTTCACCAAAAGGCAGTGGGAGGAGGTTCGCGTACTTGGTGCCGTTGATGGTCAAGAGACATATGTTGACGTCCCTATGAACAGGGGATGCTTGATGGGAACTCCGTTCTCGTTCACCATGTTGTCTCTCATCAACGGTTGGGCTGCGGAAGTGTTTGGTCGCGCGACCGTCATCTGCGGGGATGACCTGGCGACTCTTGCGCTGCCCCACCAAGTTAGAACCTACCGCGAAAGTATTACGGCGGTAGGTTCTGGACTGCATAAAGGGAAAACTTTCGTTTCCGACAAGGGTTATACGTTTTGTGAGACGTTTTGTCTCGCGAGCGAGCCGGGTGGCCAGCCTCGGTTTTATAACCCTTATCCCTTGAAGCAGTTCATGCGTGATGGTAATGGGGTAATGGACAAGGGTAATTACTTCGCCCCGCAGTGGAAAGCACTGCGTCGGGTGGCCCGAGTCCTGTGTAAAGACGTGCGCGCCAAGGCTCGCAGACTTCGTCGTCCCCCAGAGCTTCCCGTTGCTCTGGGTGGGCTTGGCCATCCCAGCAAGGGGATGCGTGACATGCCGAAGTTTGTGCGCGCGCAACTTTTCACACTCATGCGTAACCATGAGATTAACCCCTCCAAGTACGCTACAAGGGTTGATATTTTCTTCTCTCCAGCCGATGGAAGGCTGTTTAGAGAGACGCGCGACAGCCTCGAGAATATGTTTGACGGTCCTCCAATGGAGCCGTTTGATGTTGCACCCGAGGGGGCCTGTCGCGTGCCTAACCGTACGTTGCGTGCGCATGTCGCTCGGCAAGCACACGTTGACTACTGGACGTACGGAGGAAAGTACCGCCCTTGTAGACCAAAGTCCATGAAACCAGGTATTCTTAAGCTCCCACCTCCTGGTGCAGGCCAGTTCGCACGTGAGACCGGATGGGATCACGTGGCCCTTGAGTGGGCGGCGAAATTGGACTGGGAGGGCAGAGCAATACCTATCGACTACGCGCTTGGAATCCGGGGTTTTAAGCCCCCAAGCGCTGAAACCACTGTTCGTGG